TTTCAGAAGAATATCGAGGAAATTGAAGCGATCGGGATGGAAAGAGACCTCGTGGGGCTTCCTGTTTTCACCCCGCCCGAGAATTACGATATAGACGCCACCGAAAACAAGCCCGTGCGCGATCAAGTCACCAAAATCATCTCCAATTTGAGGAGAGATGAGCAGGAAGGCATCTGTTTGCCTTCTGGATGGACACTTTCGCTCCTTTCCATGGGTGTTTCGAGGCGTCAGTTCGATTCTGACCGCATTATTAACAGATATGACAAGAGAATTGCAGCTACGGCACTAGCACAATTCATACTTTTAGGGATGGATAGGGTAGGATCTTTTGCTTTAAGCCGCAATCAAAACGATATTTTCCTTGTCGCCGTTCAATCTCTCTTGTCAAAAATCGCTGCTCACATCAACAGAGTAGCAATTCCGCGCCTTTTCGCGCTGAATCCGAAGTTTGCATCACTCGGAAGTGGCCTTCCTCAGCTCATTCCAGGCAAAGTAACCGATCCAAACCTCGACGAACTCAGCAATTACGTCATGAGGTTGGCTGGAAAGGGCTTTATGCTGCCCAAAGAGCACATACTTGAGGAGTTGGAGACTGTTGCGGGCCTTTCTGGTCTAGATGCAGAAAGAATTGGCGAGATTGACGAAGATGAGAAGGGCGAAAAGTTGGTTCAGGCGCCACCTTTGCCGGGATCTGCGACGGCTTTTGGTGGTGGTGCGGGGCCGCAGGGCCAGAAAAACACTCCAAAACCTGCAAAACCAGCCCCTAAAAAGCCCGCAGCTACCGAAAGTGATGAGGAGTAGCCATGCCAATGAGATTTAGGTCCAGCGGTGCGGTGTGTGAATGGGATGCTTTTGCAAATAAGCTCTCCACAGACGTTTATGTGGACGTGGGAGTCTGGTCTGTTGCCTATTACAAGACCAAAACCTTCACCTTCTCCGCTACCACCAACAACCTTTTAGTAAATGTGCTGGGATCGAAGGATGGTGGGACAACATTTGCAGCCGTCGAGTCCGCGATCAGTGTTACTACAGGTGCGGCGGTCGAAAAAGTCTACACAGATATGTACACGCACCTAAAGGTGCAGGTGAAAGCGGCCGTTGGTGGCAGTCAGGGCACACTCGCCACCAAATACTTCGGCACATGGGTATAAGATGCCGCAGCCAGATATAGGTGACGCACACGTTGATGGGCTTCTGGGAGACAAAAAGATGCCATACTCAACAGTAGGGGATTTGCCGCCGGCAGTCAAGAAATTGCCGGAAAAACGTCAGCGGCAGTGGATGGCCGTTTGGAACAGTGCGTATCAATCCTGTCTGGAAAAGGGCGGCGCGGATTGTGAAGCAAGTGCTTTCGCACAAGCATGGGGCGTTGTTCACAAGAGTCTTGAGGCTGAAGATGGACTCATTTTCGCCACAGGTTATGTGAATGGGGACGAATTTATTGAAAAGCTGGAGAAAGCGGACGCAGCTCTCAACGATCTACCCGATTCTATTTTCGCATACATAGAGCCAGGCGGAGAAAAGGATGAATCCGGTAAGACAGTGCCCCGCTCTCTCCGGCATTTCCCCATGCACGATGAAGCGCATGTTCGTAACAACCTCACGCGGCTGAGTCAGTCAGAATTTGGTGAAAAGGCGAAGGTTAAGGTGCTAACTGCGGCGTATCGACTGGGGATTAAATTGGACCCTGAAAAGTATAAGAAGAGCGACGGAAAACTCGACAATATCGTAAAGATCCTGCCCACAAACGCTCCTCAGGGCCTTTTTTACGGCATCGTGTATGAGCCGGATGTGGTGGACTCTCATGGCGACTTCACAAGCTCCGAAGAAATCGAAAAGGCTGCCCATGCCTTCCTTCCAGAAGCCGTCCTCAACCTCCACCACTCACAAGACCTTGAAGATGTCCAAGTTGTTGAGTCATACATCGCGCCTTGCGACTTTTCTATCGAAGGCCAGCTCGTTCGTAAGGGGAGTTGGGTCCTTGTTACGAAAGTTCTCAACCAAGAGCTCAAAGACGCGATCCTCAAAGGCGAAATTACGGGATACTCACTTGAAGGATCTGCCGTGAGGATGGAAGAGATCATATAGGAGCTGAAGCATGGCTACTTGCTATCTTAGGGATTTGAAGGTCAAAAAAGTTTCGTTCGTGTCCAGAGGCGCGAACAGAAAGCAATTCTTCCTCGCGAAGAGTGCTGATTTTGACACCTCTGTAAACAATAACATCAATTCAGGAGGCACAACTACCGTGCGACCAGAAATCAAATCGAAGGTGGCTGAAATCCTGAAGGCTGAGCGCAACATTGAAAAAGTTGTTGCTCTCCTGAAGGAAGATGCCACGTTGAAGGCGACAGACGCAGAAGTCACCGAAGTTCGTGACTTTCTCGCGATGATGCCCGCCCCCGATACCTCTGCCCTCGAAAAGGCCCAGGCCGAAGCGAAGAAGGCTGAGGAAGAGAAGCAGAAGCTGGAAACCCGGCTCAACAAGATCGAAGAGGACCAGCATCGGGCGGAGATCAAGCGGTGGGTGGACGATGAGTGCGCTCACCTCAACATGAACGTGGACGAGGCTGTCAATCAGATCCTCAAGGCGGAGAAGGTCGACAAGGATACCGCAGAAACCCTGCGGAAGTCTTTCAAGTCCACCTCCGACGCACTCAAGTCCTCTGTCATTCTCCGGGAAGTTGGGAGAGATGGGGAGGCGATGGACCCTTTGTGCAACAACCTCGTGGCCGAGGTCACAAAGGCGGCCGGAGACATCCGGAAGTCAGCGAGTGGTCAGAAGCAGTCTGAGATCATCGTCGACGCCATCAAGTCGGTCGGTGCGCATCGGTACGAGCAGTATCGCAAGGAATTCAACCACCGGGCCAAGACCGCCTAGTTTTTTACTTCACCTCAACCATTTGTGTTTTGAGTAGGAGAATGTATCATGGGTAAGGGGTATGGCATTCCCACTTTTAAGGGCACGTTCAAAGCCATTGATGCCGATCTTGCCACGAAGCAGTTTCACATCGTCAAGATTACGTCTACGGGCATCGTGGACTTTGCGACTGCGGCGACTGATCTCTCGATCGGCGTTCAGCAGAATAAGCCGGAAGCAGCGGGTTGGCCTGTAGAGGTCGTCGTTGCCGGCGAAACGAAGCTTAAAGCTGGGGGCAGCATTACTGCAGGACAGTTCCTCGTCCCGAACAGTGATGGGGAAGCTGTCGCAGTTACCCTTGGCGTAACCAACACCAGAGTTGCGGTTGCTCGTGCGCTGGAGGATGCCGATGATCATGACATCTTCCGTGCGTACGTTCTTCCGCAGTTCGTTCAGGTGTAAACTCGTTCGGGCACTGTAAACCGCTCGAAAAGAAAGGGGATACGTCATGGGTAAGGGGTATGGAATCCCATTCTTCAAAGGCTCGTTTAAGGCCGCGGCCGATTTGCATCTGAATCAGTATCACATTGTGCTACTGAGTGCAACCGGCACGGTCGCTCTTGCATCCGCCGCTACTGATCTGGTCATTGGTGCGCTGCAAAACAAGCCTGAAGCAGAGGGATGGCCCGCAGAAGTTGTGGTGCTAGGCGAGTCGAAGTTGGTGGCAGGTGCTGGTGGCATTGCTGCTGGTCAGTATATTGTTGCTGACGCAAGCGGTCATGCCGTCGGTATCACACTCGGCGCGCCTGGAGACACGACAAACGTCGCAGTCGGACGAGCATTGGAAGCCGCAGACGAGAATGATGTTTTTCGCGCCTACATCTTCCCATGCTTCGTTCAAGTAACAGCTTAACTGAACGAGCACGGCGCTCTTCAATCTATTGGAGGATTAACAAATGCCGCAACCTGATATAAGGGATGCTCATGTTGATCAACTCATGACCATCCTCTCCTCCGCTTACATGAATGAGGCGGAGAGCTACATTTCGGACAAAATCTTCCCGATCGTGCCCGTTCGGAAACAGTCGGCGCGCATCGCGAAGTACACGAAGGCGGACTGGTTCAGGGACGAAGCTCAGCTTCGCGCCCCTGGAACTGAAACCGCCGGCACGGGTTACACGGTGAACACCACCGACACCTATTTCTGTGACAACTTCGCAGTTCACAAGGATGTCCCAGATGAGGTTCGGGAAAACACCGACAACCCGTTCGATCCAGATCTGGAAGCTACCATGCTGGTCACCGACCGGCTGATGCTTCGTCGAGAGATCGCATGGGCGACCGATTTCCTCAAGACTACACTGTGGGGGACGGACAAGGATCTCGTGGCCGCACCGTGGTCAGATTATGGTCTGTCTGATCCGATCGGTGATGTGGAAACCGGCAAGGATGCCATTCATGGCTACACCGCTCGTGAGGCTAACACCCTCGTGATCGGCCGCCAGGTCTGGACCAAGCTGAAGCATCACCCCGATTTCATTGAGAGGATCAAGTACACTCAACGGGGCGTTCTGACCACTGAGATCGTCGCGTCGATCCTCGAAGTGCCTCGGCTCATGATCGGTAAGGCGATCAAGCACACATACGATGAGGGCCAGACGGATGCAGCGGCCGCTTACTCGTATGTGATGGGCAAGGTGGCGCTGCTCATGCATGTGGCCGCCCGCCCCGCACTGCTGACCCCGTCCGCAGGTTACACCTTCCACTGGTCGAATTTCGGCGCGCTGTCTTTCATCCGACGGCTGCGAAACGATTTCACCCAGGTGGACCGGATCGAAGCGCACACCTACTTCGATCACAAGGCCGTTGGTACGGACCTTGGCTATTACATGTACAACGTTGTGCCGTAAGCCGATCTGTAACTGAGTAAAAGGAGAATAACATGGCAGAGACAATGTTTGCTCGCGTACCTTTTCTGTACGCGGGTCGTGAGCTAGAACGCGGAGAGTTGGTCGAACTGAGAAGTACACCTCGGGACGACCAACTCCGCGGACTAGGGTATTTCCTGGTTTTTGATCCAAACGAACACAAACGCACGAAGTGCGATATGTGTCCGAGAGCATTCGCTAGTGAAGCCTTCTTGCTCGTGCATAAGAAGAAAAAGGGCGGGTGCATGGCCCCATCTCCCGACATCACGGTAGAGGAAACGGCTATGCTTGCTGGTGTAGACCCGAAGAAAATGAAGGTGGAGGATTGACATGGGCCGAAGAGCTAGGTCAACTGTCATTTCTTCCGAACCAGTAGGGGAGTTTGTGCCTGTGGTTGTTTATCCAGCACCCGAGCCAAAGCCTGAGCCAGCACCACCGGAAGCTCCTTTGATTCCTGCAGCTATCCGTTATCTTAAACTCTTTCGTAAGATTAACACGAAGGGGTATTTTACGGATATGGAGTACAATCGGATCTGCTTGATTGTGGCTGGTGATCGTAGGAGAATCCTACAACGACTCCTTATCGGATTGTATCAACGTGCACAACAGCATCATGACGGGGCAGAAGCAAGCCGCGCACGGTTATTGATGTCCCTTCACGATGCTGGCCGGCTTGAGGAAAACCTGGAGCTAGTTGAATGACATTCTCATACATAAACCCAGGTGAACGGGATCAAGATGCTGTCCGATTCGAGGTCGGAGATACTCTCGATCGGGACCATCTTGTTGAAGATGAGGACATTCTTTACGCTCTATCCGTGGAAGGTACGGTGCGAGGGGCAGCGGCGAGAATTTGTGAATCGCTCGCCGCTCGCTTTGCTCGCTCCGAAGGTTTTCGTGCGGGGGCAGTTCAGGCGAACAAATTAACCGTCACAGCGAAGTATTTAGAGATCGCGAAGCGGTTAAGGGCATCTGCTGTTAAAGCGGGGTCATTTGTGATGCCTTCTGTTTCTCAAGCGGATAAGGACGCGAATACTCTGGATACCGACATTCCTCAGCCATTTTTCTATCGCGGAATACATAAAAATCCGCAAACTGAGGACGATTCGAGCGAAAACTCGAACTCTGGTGAATAGTTCATGGGTCGAAGGCGAGATATCTTACTGACCATCAAAAACGCGATTGATGGTCTGGAAGTTGCGGTGGGAGGAGAACCACGGGCCATTCACACCACCGACACGCTCTTCGATCCTACAAAAGAGGCATATTATCCGATATTTTCGGTAACACCTGCGCCAGAGACTGTTGTTGTGGGAATCATGGGCCTCACAATGGATAGGACCATGATGATTAACCTCTTTGGCTACGTTGATGGCGGATCACGTATTGTCATAGAGGAAGATAACTTGAGCCCCCTCGCAGAAGCGGCTGAGGAGTGCGTACAAGCGATCATGACCAAATTAACCTCGCAAGGTTTTCTTGATATGGTCGCTTGCACTTTCTCCATCATCCAAATTGGTCCAGTGACAGTAGAACACGCAGAGTTGGAAGAACCTTTGGCTTACATGAACGTGCCATTGACCGTACAGTGGGTTGAATAGTGGCCTTTTTAGAAAATCTGTTTCAGTGGTCGGTTGTAGCTACCGACCGTATGTTTCCTCCAATCATAAGTGCATGGTTGAAGGATACTGTCGATCAGTTGGCGACAAAGGCGAAGAGTAATTGTGGCAAAACGCCGCCCACAGTGGATGTGACCATTGTACCTTATGCTTTTCCTAATAAGGAGTCCGCTCACGTCGCCATCTATCAAGTTGGAGGAGAGCCGCCTCATCCGTACATCGAACAGTGGGCCTTTGATTACACCTTCACAGTTCCTCCGGGCGGCTACGATGCAAGGAATTTCCCTTCGACTGGAGGCCGTTTCACCTTCTATTTCAAAGATGGGTCGTATATGCGTAGAAGGTGGGCATATTCAAGAAAGTCTGGACAAACAATTACCAGAAAAGGCTATTTCAGCCAAGCAGCGGAACAGGTGTTCACGAAAGCCCATCTAGACACGCTTAGTCGGCCTTTAGCACAAGCTGTTGCTATTTCTTTAACCGCAAGAATACAAATGGCCGCTGCGCGACAGGGAAATGTCGCTACTGTTATATGATCTTGATAAAACGCACCGCACATACGTTTGTGTCGGGGCTTAGTATAGGACGGCATTCTTGGCGATTTCCCCTTGATTATACGCACTTTGAGGTCTCTTATAATGACCTCACGAACATCCTGGGGTGCGATGGGTTTGAGGTTGTGTTTGGTAGCACAAACGGGCACAAGGTGCTACCTGTGGTTGCCACAGGTGGTCCAATAAAACCTAACTGATGCCCTTCCGATAGGGTTCGGCGAATCCTAGAAGAAGTTAAACGGCAAATAGGAGTAGAAGATGGCAACTAGACCGCAATGTACCAAACTTGCGATGTCTTACTACAAAGAGGGCACCTATGGTGTAGCCCTTGAGGAAGAAAACATCGACAAGTTGTTTGAGCCGAACGAGCCAGTGATCATCGACCTTGCTCAGACGCGGGTAGATGACGCCGCCGGAATCAAAGGGCATGAGTGGGCGCAGGACACAGGCTTAGATATCGTCTCGGCACAAGACGTTTCCATGCCTTTTTCTTTCCCCTGCTCTCTTTCTCTCGCAGGTCTGCTTTACGCTCTCGCGATGGGCGATTATGCCCATGCTGTAAATGGAAGCTTCTACGATCACACCTGTAAGGCGCAGGTCGTCTGCACCAACGACCTCCTTCCATCAACAACTTGGATCATGGGGCTGTTGAGCGATCATGATTCGGTGATGGTGGCGAAGGGCGTGATGATCAATGAGCTTAAACTCACGCTCGACACCGCCAGCCGCCTCAATCTCACAGGAACAGCTTTTTCTGACGGTGAAGTGCTTCCTGTCGCAGACCCAGACACATATGTGTGGCCAGCCGGACCCTCCGCACATTCAATCTGGGTGACAGGCGCGATGGGCGACATGACCATCGACTCAGGTGGCGGTCCTAATTCAGTCAAGACTGTGTTGAGGGGATTCGATTTCACCATCAACAACAACCTCGACGTGGCAGATGGTCGCTCGAATGTGGTCAATGCAGGTGTGTTTCTCGATTCACTGAGGTTTGGGAATCGTGCCTACAACTTGGTGGTAAGGTTTGAGGGCCACCAGGGTGACGCTCGCTGGAACTACATGATGAATGAAACAGTTCTGGCAGTCGTGGTTTCGGTTGTGGTTCCATCCGGCACAAATATGGGCTGTGGAATCGTCATGACCTTCCCTCACATGAAGGTCGCGTCTGCAAAGCAGAGTTTCGACGGGATTCGTGACGTGCTAGAAGTCACCTTCAAGCCCTTTTACGATACCGAAACATCCACGCCGGTCACAATCGTTGTGACGAATGACGTGGCGGAGTACTTGTTGGACGAGGTGTAACTTTCGGGGTTTTATAACCTTCAATAGGAGCTAGACAATGCCTATTAGACCACAATGCGCGAAACTCGCGCTGAGTTATTACAAGGAGACCGCGTTTGGTACGCAGGTTCTTGATGCCAACATCAACAAGCTGTTTGAGCCAAACGAACCCGTGATCCTTGATCTGACACAAACGCGGATCGACGATTCTGCTGTGATTAAGGGGCATGAGTGGCCTCAGGACACGTCGCTGGACATTGTCACAGCTCAAGACATCTCGATCCCCTTTTCTTTCCCCTGCTCTTTGACGCTTGCAGGATTGATGTATGCGCTCTCAATGGGCGGATACACAGCCGGCGGTGCGCCATCGAACTACACGCACACCTGTAAGGCTCTTCAGGCCTGCACCACTGACACCCTTCCGTCAACATCGTGGGTGTTGGGGTTGACTGGTGACACAGCATCGTACATGCTGGTCAAGGGCGTGGTCATCAATGAATTGAAGATCACGCTTGATTCCGCCGGGAGGCTCAACCTCACAGGTACTGCGCTTTCAGACGGCACGCTCACCGCCAAGCCTTCTTTCTCCTTCCCCACATCGTCCGCTCACGCAGAGTGGGTCACTGGTGGCATGGGTGATTTCAAGATCGGCGGCGTGTCGAAGAAGGCGAAACTGAGAGGCCTGGATTTCACCATCAACAACAATTTGGATGTCGCGGACGGCCGCGCCGACGTGGTAAACTCGGGGAGGTATTTGTCCTCGCTGAGGTTTGGCTCTCGCGCATACAACTTGGTGGTGAGGGTCGAAGGCCATCAGGGAGATGAGTTCTGGAACGCGATGCTTGGTGAGACCGTCCAGGAAGTTGATCTTGAGCTGACGATCGACACGAACAGCAAGATCACTTACAACTTCCCGGTTGTGAAGGTCGCATCCGCGAAGCAGTCCTTCGACGGTATTCGAGATCTTCTCGAAATCACCTACAAGGTCTTTTACGACACCACAGACGCCACGCCGGTGACGGTTGTGGTTTACAATCACACCGCTGCGTACCTACTCTAAGGTAAGTACGATAAGCGTATTTCCAAAGAAGTAGTAACAAAAGGAGAATAAAATGGCTGGTGGATTCAGGAAGTCTAAAGCTCTAGAAGAAATACGAGTGCCGATGCTCGTCAACATGGCCAATGAAGATGGGACCGGTTTGGTTCAGGTCGAAGTGGCCCACATCTTCAAGATCCCTCTCCCGAATGTTAGGGAAGAGTGGCAACGGCGGCTGCTCAAGGTCCGTGGAAAGAAGATCCAGACTGGTTCCAGGTCGGAAGCCAACTGGTATCTTTGGGTCCACTCCATCCTTAAAGTCGAAGGATATGACGATCTCCCAGTGGGAGAAGGATGGAAGGACTATTTCGCGGACCCGATCGGCCGCATCCATGTTGACAACGCGGTAGATATGCTCATGGAAAGCCTCAGTTCGGAAGAGGCGGACCAGGAAAAAAAATTAGAGCTATCTTCCGAGCAGTGATCTACGGATCTGAGGGAAGGTCTCCGTATCAAGATGATGAAATATACGCGGAGATGAACCCTCAGCCGGTGATCGAAGATTTGTTCGTAGCCGACACGGAGGAGGAGATCAGCAACGTACAGCTCAGACAAGTTCTTGAGTTCTATGATTGTTATGATCTCCTCCCATACGCCAACCACATCCTATGGCTCAGCACTGTGAAGGAAGCGATTGGAAGGATTCCGTTCGATCTTGGTTACGAAGAGATCTGTTACTTAACAATCCTGTCTGAAGAAGTTAGCAAGAAAGCTACGTTTGAGTCACAGCGAATGAATCAGAAGAGCGTGGATCTTGATTCACGTGTTTCTCGGATGAGATAAAGTGGCTATTTCGACCCAGACAGTAGTTATAAACATAGTGGTGCACGGTGGTGGCTCCGCTCAGGTTCTCAATCAGTTAGGTGTAAATACTGCGAACCTGGGGCAGAAGGCATCAGCAGCCGCTAAGAATCTTCATAACCTGCACCAATCTCTAACTGTTGTCAGCAAAGCATTGCTGTCGATGGTCGGCGTCCTCATTGCGTTTAATCTCTTTATCACTCTTCCACAGCAGATAGCTCGTGGACTTGTGGGGCTGGCTAAAGCCGCTCTTACGAGTGCAGATGAGACACAGCGCGCTATTCTCTCCCTCGCCGGCATAGTCGCTACCTTTGCGACTTTTGGCCCTAACATGGCTACTTCGTTTGAAGTAGCGGCCAAAGCCTCAGAGAGACTTCTCGTCACCTTCACACAATTAGCTGCGAAGTCACTCGCAACCCCGCAACAGATGATGATGGGCTTCCAGACTTTCCTCGCCAGGGGTGGTGGTGAGTTTGTGAAGTCGTTGGAAGAAGCCGCACAAGTCACCAAGATATTGGTAGATGCCACGCTCGCGTTGACTCAGGGCCAACAGGCCGAAAAACAGATTACCACAGAAATAGGATCGTTGATGGAAGGGCAGGCACGGGCAGGCTCCGTCCTCGCCAGACTCATCAAAGCACAGGTGGGAGATCTGGGCGCATGGCTCGAGAAGCAGAAAGCCGCCGGTACCCTGTTACAGTCTCTGCGGGCAATGATTGGCCCACTGGAACAGGCAGGAGAAAAGTTAGGTGAGACAGTAACTGGCGCGTTCAACTCCATCAAAGGTTCGGTGGAGATTCTGAATATGCTGGCTATGCGCCAAGGTGGTCTCAAGCCTATCCTTGAAGTGTTTCGTAGCATTAGGGATGCGCTTGCCGACACACTAAAGGAACTGCTAAATACCCCAGAGCAGATGAGTATGCAATCCAAGAAGTTGTTGGGTGCTTTCTCTATGCTCAGTGCAGCGATTGAACAAGTTCTAAGAACGATTATTATGCTTGTTCAAGGCTTCACTGGAACGCAAAATGCAGTAGACGCGTTCACTGAACTCTTGATAGGTTCAGCGAAGGGGATGACTTATTTTGGTAGTATCATTGAATGGCTGGGCGTTAGAGTTGAAGCTCTGGTTAAGTGGATTGGTGCGTTAAGAGATTTCGTGTCGCTTGATTGGGACGCTGGTGTTAAGAAGCTGGCCGAAGCTGATGCTTTGAAGGAAACTATATACCTTGGCTTCGAGAATCTTTACGAGAAGAATCTGGCGAACGTGCAGAAGTCCGCTGCGCAGATTGCTCTCGACATCAAGAAGGCACTCTCCGCACCCGCAGAGTCCATCAATTTCAACAAACGATCTACGGAGGAATCAGAGCAGGCTCTGAAAGCTATCGCGAAACTTCAACGTGAGATTGCTCTTGTCAATGCAGATGAGAATGAAGTTCTCAAGATAGAAATAAAGCGCGCGGAAGCTGCTGAGGAAATTCAGATAAAGTACGGCGCGGTAGGAGAAGAGGTAAAAACACTCCTCGCACTCAATAAGGAGCTGGAGGCAGCGGAGAAGCGGGCACTCGCAAGAAAGACAGAAAGAGGTCCGATCCGAGAAGCTACCTACGCTATCAGAGAGTTGATCGCGGGTACTAATGAGTATGATAGGTTAGGGTTGCAGATCGCTCGTCGCGAAGAGTCGATCATGGAGAAGCTGCAGGGACAGACAGAAGCGCGCAGGAAAATGCTCGATCTCATGCGGCAGCAGAGCATTTTGGAGATGATCGCGGAGTCGAGAAGGAAGATTGAAGATGCCTCGCTGGAAATCATTAGGATGACGCAGGGCGAGGCCGCCGCACTTGAAGAGCAGTACAATAGAGATACTGAGGCGATTAAGCGTGGCGTGGCGGCGTATGAAGAAGGCAGACAGCAGATATCAGATAGGATTGCTGCTGAGAAGAATGTAGGGTATGCAGCAAGAGATGTGGCAGCTGCGCATAAAGAGAGCACAGGTCCGCTCCAAACCAACCTCGATTTGGTAAAGCAAACTGATGCTACGCTGCAGATGATGCCATCGCATGTTCAGGCTTTCACCAACGCTGTTCAAGATAGTGCGGGTGCGTGGGCTGCGCTCAACAAACAGAATAAAGATGCCGTGGCGTGGGATTCAGCTGCGCGAATGTCCTCTCACCAAGCACAAACTGCAGAGCTTCAGAATTCACGTTCCGCAGTACAGGCTTGGATTGATGGCGTGAAAACTCGCGCCGCTTCTGTTATTGTATCTGTTGCTTCTCTTGATCCGATCTGGAAAAGAAATCACGCACAGCTTATACAGAATACACAAGCCGCGCTTGCCGCACAAAGAGAGGAAACTGCTGCCGCACTTCGCACCGCTGATGTAAAGACTGCCGCATATGCTTCTGAGGCGGTCGCGGTTGCGTCTCATGTAAGGACGAGTGAAGCGTTAACAAAAGCTCGAGCGGATGAAGCAGCAGCGCTGAAAGCAAATGTCGCGACAACAACGTCCGCATACGCAGATGAGCTTGCTTTAGCAAACAGAAAAGCCATCGTTACGCAATCAACTGCTGCGACGGCGGAAGCGGCAACGCAGGATGAGATTCGTGCTTTAATGGATGTGAATAGAGAACGCGCCAGTGAAATAAATATGGTGCGTCAGGTTAATTCTGCCATTCTAGCATCACAGGCAACAGAAGCAGATGCGGCAAAGAAGAACGCAGAACTGAATCGCGCAACTCATGTAGAGAAACTGCGATCAATCATTGATGAGATGAAAGCGGTGGCTGCTGTAAAGCCACCGCCGAGTGCTGATCCAACTGCTATCCGAAGTGCTTCGGCTGCAGCGATGTCGGCACATTCACAAGAAGCAGCGGCCATAACAAGAAATACCGCACTCATACAAACCTCTTCTGAGGTTGAAGCTGCTTCAATTAGACGAAACGCCGACCTCAAAACTTCTGCCCGTGTGGAAGGAGTCAGCGCATTTCTTGATGAGCTGCGGATAGCTAACGAGATAAGAAATTATCTGGCTGTTGAAGCAGATGAAACAAAGCGTGTGGCAGATCTCAAGATGATGTCTGCGCATGCTGAGTCCTCAGCCATTCAAGATTTAATGCGTCTGAACGCATCCGCCGCAGCGCAAAAATCCTCGCAGATTGACGAAAATCGCCTCAAAATGATGTCTGCGCACGACGATACTATCCGCGCAATCAATCGTGAGCTGCTTGAAACAATCGCCGCAGAGAGACAGAAGGCTGAAGTACGCGCCGCCGCACCTATCATGCGTGTAGACCCAACTGTGGTCGAGGCAAATGATAAGATCGCAGATGCTCAGTCTCGCCAGACTATTTCGTTAAGATCCCTTTTGGATCTGTTGGGTCAGCGAGATATGATGGTAGCGCACACAGCTCAACAGATTGAAGATGAGTTCGCATCTTTGCGCACCCTCGCCACCACCAAGCTGAGTATGTATCGTGAGGAGGAAGATGCCCTTCGCAACACTGAGCGGATGTCATCGCTTGTCAACCGCCTGAAGGCACTCCAGATCCAAGATAACAGAAATCAGATGTTGGCTGCCCACGCAGACACTCTCAAGTCACTTCAAACTGAAGTGGCTGCGACATTGACAGCAGAAAGGCAGAAAAATGAAGCACGTGCTGCTGCTCCTGTTGCTCGCGCTGCTACAGACGCTGTTGACACTACGACGAGAATCACAGAAGCCCAAAACCAACAGGCCGTTTCGCTTCGAGAAGTCATCAGTTTATTGGGGCAGCGTGATATGTTGTCGGCACACGCGCCAGTCAGAGCCGAAGAAGAGGCGTTGGCAGTTCAACGTACTTCCGACATCAGATTACGTTCGTATGCAGCAGAAGCTGAGGCCATCCGCACCAACATTTCTTTGACAGATTTGATGGAGCGGTTGAAGGAATACCATGCGAAGAATAGTGATGCGTTGATGATGTCCGCGCACACTAACACCCTCTCAGCTATCAACGAAGAGTTGTCAGCTACGTTATCCGCAGAAAAGCGGAAAGCTGCTGCGAGAGCTGCTGTCGTTCCTTTCAAGATATCGGTAGAAGTGATTGACGCAAACAATAGGATCGCGGAAGCCACGGAACGGCAGGTTACTTCAATGCGTGAGCTTATTGGTCTGATGCAGACCAGAGACATGATGGTGGCTCATGCGCCCACGATCGCAGCCGCCGGCTACGCAGCAGACCAAAAGATCAACGCCCTCAAGTTACAAGCAGGTCAGGCTCAGACTCAGGCAGTTCAGGAAACACAAGATGCAATGCTATCCGCGCATAAGACTGTGATGAGTGCGGAACAACAGCGGATGGCCTATGAAATGTCCTGCCATAAGCAGAGACTGAGCAACATTAAGGCAGAGGCGGAAGCCGCCGTTAACGCACAGCAAACAGCCGCTGCTGTTAAGCCCGTCGCAACCGCGGTCAAGACTGGGATGGGTAGCGGAGAGTCTAAGGCAGAACGACAGGCTAGATTAGATTTGGCTTCAGAAGTGGCGAAGGTTGGGCCTGATGAAGAGGAGATAATAAAGAAGAGAAAAGAAGCCAACGAGGAGATGTTGAAGCAGTTGCGCATCCAACGAGAGATCAACATTACTCGTGCGGAAGATGATAGTGCTGTTCGGATTGAGCAGATGCGTGCTGGGTCAGAAACTCTCTACTCTATTGAATTGCAAAGACTGCGGGCAATTAAAGACGCTGAAATAGAGTACGATCGAATGCCCGATCTTATTGAACGGGCTACCAAGGTCGCGAATCGTGAGGCTGAAGCCGCCAAGACTCGGATGATTACGGACGAGTATCTGAGAATGGCGGTTGCGCTTGAAAGAATAAACGGTCAGTTTGATGAAGTGCGATCGGCTGAGGCCGCACATTTCGCGGAAGAGCAGAGAATCGTTGATGTCTATAATGAGAAGATTGAACTGATGTTGTGGTTCCTGGATCTCAACGATGAGCTTTACGAAAAACAGAAGCGGCTGGCAGAAGCGGAGAAGAATGTTAGAAATGCTCGTGTCGCCATAGACAACTATCGTCAAGCAAATGCAGAGATGGAACGTGCTCTGGTATTGCTTGAGATGGCCAAGAAAGGTATTGGCTCTTGGGGCGATGCGATGGAGAAGATTAGAGAAGCGTACAAGAAAGTCAAAGACTCTCAAGAAGATGTTCTTAAATGGCAGAAGCTCATTCAAGCTGAAATAGACAAGGGAGCTACGGGAGAGGAACTAAAGAGATACGAAGATGCGTTAAAATCTCTCCAGGAAGCTGCTGCGGATGCACAACGTCAGATGAATGATTTTCTTGACGCCATAGCTTCTATCGTATTCGAGATACCCTCCGTTGAACAATCTACACAAAGATTGATTGTGGCGTTGTTTGAGTTGGGTGACGCTGAACAAACGGTTGTTCAATTAACGCAGATCGCTGGTGTTGCTATCGCACAGGCGATTGGAGCTGCGGTCGCCGGCACGGAAAGTTTTGGCAAAGCCCTGAAGAAGATCATGGCCGGTGTTGTGAAAACATTCGGCGATTACGTGTTGGCTAAAGGTTTAGCTGCGATAGCAGAGGGCATCTTCCCACCCAATCCTGCGTTACTTGCAAAAGGTGCAGCTTTGATTGCGCTCGCTGGCGTCATATACGGGATCTCAGCGTTGATGGGTGGTCAAGGTGGACGAGCAAGCAAAGGCGCAACCGCCGCGTCCGTAGAACCCACGAAGCCCACCGAAACACGAACCGTTTACATGGAGCCTTATTTCCAGCAACAGAACCAGATGTTCAAGCGCATCGCGGAAACAATGGATCGCATGAATGGTACATTGTCTGGTTGGGAAACGAGGCCGGCGGGAGTGGTTGTGGCAGAGGGATCTAGGACTGCAGGTGTGGCAATTCTCACATCTGTTAACAGGACTTTACAGACAAACACAACCCAGCGCCAAGCCATGCAACAGACTGTATTAGGGGAGACATAATATGCCGACAGCAGTCTTTCCTATTCCGCCCTCATACAATCTTACGCATGAGATTCGCTTTCACAATTTTATAGCGGAGATGGGGGATGGGTTTGAGCAGAGAGTTAACAAAAACCTGTCGTGGGGGAGTAGAGCGGACGGGTTAGGTGGTTACACATCATACAAAGGGCTGAACTATTTCACACTTCAGCTTACGCATTTACGCCATGTTAACAATAGCTCTACCGAACTTGCAAACAAACTGTGGTCTTTTTATGTTGCGCGTTTGGGCAGTTATGAGTCATTCTATTTCTACAATCCGGTCGAGGCTGCTATCGACCCCACAGGAAACAGCACCACTGGTCGCTATCTGGTTCGTTTCGCCGACGCGAACCTGTCACGAGATAATTTTGTATGGCACGTGTACAACGTCGGCTTGAGCCTAGTAGAAGTTCGAGCATAGTATGCCTCGTGGAATTGACGCTGGCATCAAGGCCAAACTTGATGCAACTCTTGTCGCAGGGATTTTTTATCTCGTCCGCATTACTCTATCTTCTACGCTCGTAAAGTATTACGCAGAGCGCGCCATCACCTATGGTGGGCATGCTTACCTCCCGAAAGTCTTAGACATATCTCGCATCCCCCAGACAATCGCAGATTCAGGCGAAATCAGCATTGTATTAGCGAATGTTGATGGTGAGTTCACCACACTAGAAAGAACTATCTCTTTCTTAGGTGCGAAGGTTGAACTCATTGAATATCTGGATGATCCTGTCACACCTCTGGCTCATGTAAAATGGATAGGATGGGCCGATGATCTCCGCGAACTTTCGGTCAAAGACGCTACGTTGGTCGCCTATTCAGGCAACCCAACCATCCGCACAGAAATACCCAAGCGAACTATTCAGGCAAGTTGTCCGTGGGTGTTCGCTGCGCATGACGCCAGCCACGATAGTACAGACTTCGATGGGAGTGAATGTCCTTATAGAAATGTATCCACTGTGGGATTCGTCACCACAACATCAGAAGGAATTAACGACAGTGACGATCCAGTTACCTTTACCCACACCGCTCTTCCCGACAGTCAGCTTTACAGACTAGATGATGAAATAAAGCTCGACAATGAGATTATGCGGATCACGGCCGTCGGGAGCGGCAATGTTACTGCTATAAGAGGACAACGTGGAACAACTATTACCTCCCACATTTCAGGTACCACAGTTCTTTTCTCAAATTGTCATTATACCGTGGCCGCTTGTAAACGACGCGGGATGTATGGTAACAATACCAGTGATACATATTCCTCAGGTGGTTCTACCTACAGACGCAACTACTTCGGGGGATTTCCCCTCATAACAGGCCAGGTAACTGGTAGATATAAGATGAGGGATCTTAGCATTTGGGCTAAGACCTCTATTTCGTTTGCAGGAAATGAGAGTGCTTACGGAAAGACCATTCCTCTCATTTATGGTCGTTGCAGACTTCTCGATCCTCCTCTGTTGGTTGCAAGGAATGAGGGGAAAGCAGGAGAAGATCAGGTTTTCGTTTGTGCGTTGTTTGCGGTGTGCGAAGGTACGTTAGCTTGCAACGCAAGTAACGGCAACCAAGATAATCCGATGAACGCCTATGCCGTCGCAGCCGACGGTATGGAGGCCATATATGTAAATGGCAAGAGAAGGCATGATCCAAGGGCGGGTTGGGGGATATGGATAAGTGGTGGATACATGGATCAGCCCCCACCACCTTTTTCGGGGGTGCCTGAGTTTACTAACTACATGAACCAATTCGCTGGTACAGCGATGGTCATGGTTAGAATAAAGGAGGACAATAATTCATCTGGATCTGGTGCAGTAGATTGTGCAACGGGACAAGTAGATGGTGACTTCGAGATTCGTTATGGAAGATGTGTGAGGGTTTATACCACACCTTCTGCTTACACATTCAAACCCACTACAAGCCCCGCAGACGTTTTGTTTGATTATGAGACAAGCAAGCGTGCCGGCGGCGGGTTAGCTTACTCTCGTGTAAATATCCAGTCTTTTATAGACGCCCGCACTTACTGCGCTGAAACGGTGACAAGCGTTGTTGACGGTAGTAGTGTTCCTCGATGGACCTTTAATGGTGCCATTGATGGAAAGAAAAGCTTCCAAGAACACGAACGGATTATCTGTACCGGCATGTATTGTCTACCACCTTTCTTAGACAAAGATGGTAAGTACAAAATCAAGATGCTGAAGCAGGAGTCCATAGATGATCTTCCAATCTTTTCTTCTACTTCTGGCACATCTCGAAACATTCTTATTGATCGTGATGGGGCATCGACACTTACAAAAAACAGAAAGTCGATGCTTGAAGTTCCTAATGAAGTTAAGGTTAATTTTGTTGCGTATGAGAATGGCCAGTGGATCAAAACACAGTTAGTTCTTGCTGATAGAGAAGCGCAGACGCACGTCGGTGCAGTGCTTGGTGATAACTCTCTTAAAGCTATCACCAGGACGTTGGACCTTCCTGGGGTCACAACAATAGATGAAGCAGCACGAATCGGCACATTGGTGCTGAGGGCTGGAGACTTTGCCAAGGGTGGCACCGCCAATAATCTTACGATCATCTTTGATGCTTTTTATAAAGATACCTCTGACTTAGAACTCGGTGACCTTATACAGGTTGAGGACGCACTATTAGATCCTGTTAACGAGGCATTTTTCCGCATCGTTAATATGGAAGATGAATCGGTAGATGTCGAGGGTGGCGGGTTCCTGTTCAAGCGGAAGATTGCCTGTACACTACACGATAATGCCATATATGATGATACTGCTTTTACTTGTACTGATCTTACTCGTCATGGTATTCCCGGAGGATTTAACCAAGAAGCCCCGGCGGTAACAAATTTTCAAGTTTTGGAGCAGGGTGTTTATGACAGACACGGAATCCCGCACGCCAAAATTACCTTCACATACGATGAGCCTGGGGAGTATAGGGGAGCGGCTGCTGGTAGTGCTTCTCAAAACGACGAGACGATTGATGTTGATGGTATCACGCCAACTGATCTCGCTCTCAAGCTCGGAGACACCCTCAGAATAGAAGGCCACATCCGCCATTATCATCTCACCAGCGACGTTACGTTATCTGGTGGGGCTGGTACTCTTCCATTAGATATTGGGCTGGAGTTTGATGTTGCTGATAATGCTCTGCTCAGTGTTATAAGGATGGAGGAGAGGAATGGGTTTAAGGATGTTGTTATTGAGCGGTCGACCACAGACAGTCTGGGTCAACCAGTAAATGACTGGAGATTTGTTACTGAAATTATTAGGGCTCCAGGTACAATCTATTATGAGATCACCAATAAGCTGGAGTGCTTTGCCGCCCTTAGTCAAAATTTGGCGGGAGGTGTCCCTGACCCGCAGACAAAGGATTCTGCGGATAATTTTAAGTATCCTCGTCAGTGTGTTCTGGTTGATGGTTCTACAGATGGTGCTAATCCTTCTGGTGCTCATGACCTTCAGATGTTGACCACGACGGATGACGCAACCATCCCTACAGGTCATGTAGTATTTCAGTTCCACCGTGACACCGCAAACTACTCTTCTATATACGCGGTAGCTTGTATCCTTTCAGTAGATATGCCAGGTGAAGGTCCGTATTCTGCGGAACGCACCGCCCACTCTGACGAAGTTATAGAGGTAGGAACGTGTCACGTTACAGCGGGTGAAACCACCGTTCAGGCAACAAGGCCTGGTGGAGATGATCCAGACGTTCAAGCTCGAGTCTTGTGCATATATACGCCTGATGGCGATCCTGACTCTGACCTTGACGCAGACATCATTACAGGACATGGTGCGGATAACTTTGTTATCTCTAAAGCGTTTAGTAAGAGTGGAGATTTCAGTTACGCTGTCATAAAGAGATTCTGGCATACGGGGACAGGTGGAGATACTACTAATAGTGTCTACGCACAGTTCCCTGTTGATACGTTTGTCAAGGAAGCGGAGATTTGGCGCACACCACCAATTCCCGCCCCGAACGGCACGTTTTATGGCACAGTGTATGCGCGCAATACTTTTGGCGTGGGCACACGGTTAACTGCAGGCCCCAAAACAATAGGAGAGGGGAAAGACCAAGTTACATCCGGTGTCCACATGGTGCTTAACGCCACTGGGTTGGCGATACGCGCCGGATGGTATTCTGACGCCTACACTGCATCAGTGTTTGAAGGTGAGTTCCGTGCGCAGTACTTTCCTATTGGCTCAGATGTCAGTCCTGTAGATATGAGGCTGGCGTCTGAAGGTGGCTCATGGACACCTAATGGAACCACCAAGCTCCACATCCAAAGTATCCCTGGAACTTATAAAGGAGCTAATTGGTTCTGGACGAGCACAGACCATGGTAGATGGTACTGCGTAGGTAGGTTGAAGAATAACATTGGGTGGTCGTTGTGGACGGATGGGAATGAAACACCCAGTGCTGTTGTTGATTTTGTCGACACTGAGAAAGCAGATAGCGCGGATGACGGTCCTCCATCTAATTGGAGTGTGTGGTTAATATATGGGCCGCAACCTGATACCTACTGCGTATGTGCCACACGCCCCAAAATAAATGGCAGTAGAATATGGTGGATGGCCGCACAGATTAAGGATGGCTCTGTTGGTGGTGCATACGATGTTGATGCTGGTACATCAACCGCACCAACCTATTACGATGGCAGCGCAATTAGTCACACGCTCTCGCTTGGTGGTAAGAGAATAACGAGGGACAGTGGTAGTGGTTTTGGTACCACGCATATTGGTGATCTCATAATATGTGATGTAACAGCTGGAGATTTCAGTGTCCACTATTGCGAATGGGGCACAGTAAGTGCGATTGAGGGTGGAGATCCTACCACTGCTACATGGATAGAGGTGGATGGGGCATTTGTTCCCCTGACCGGCGACACCACCGATATTCGTATTAAAGTCGTCAAGATGCCAAACACGTGGGTTGGCGACGGCTTCTTCGGTGATGAACTCGGTGGAGGGATGTCTGAGTTAAGTTATTGGAAGGTGGGTGGAGACAAGACCCAGCAAGTATTTACCAGCCCTCCAATTAAAGTACCACCAGCAACAGACCCCTCCATTCTCATAGGTAGAGTGTGGTTCGACAATCTGTGGTCTAGAGCAGACGATAACAAATGTTCTATAATGGGGGATATCAAAGAAGGCTTCCCCACACAGAGCGGCTGCACCACTTTACCCATCGTGGCCGGTCATGTTTCTACGGATGCAAGTTTGGGCACGGTCTTTTATATCAAGGCGACTGAAAACTTCATCCTTGACAAACCTACAGGTTTAACGTATTGCGGACAGCCAGTTGCGTGGATCATTGAACAGGCGGATACTGGTGATAAGGCTATCACACTAGACATCGCTTTCATCGAAAGTTCTAATCAGGACGTAAATCCTGTAATGCTGGTGCCACAAAACAACACACGTCATTGGTTAGGCACACTGTATTACTCTCCGTTAGATGTGTTGGACGTGGTTGCGTTTGTCAGGGACTACAGACCCGTTTGAGTACGATAAGCGTATTTCCAAAGATAGATGGTAAAGTATGGCTCTGATATTTAGTGATGGTTTTGACCATTACGACAGCGCGCAGTTAAATAAGAAGTGGGACTTTTCGGGTGGTACTCCGTGGGTTTCACCTCCAGCTATCTACGAAGGCCAGGGTAGGTTTGAGACAAATGCAATGGGGCATGGTGATTCTTGGGGCAGAGTCATCAAGGCCATGCCGAATGGACCTCTTGGATACGTGACGGCAGGGGTTGCGTACAAACCGACGGATGGTTTAGTGTCAGCCCCCGGTATGATTATCTCATTCGTATCGGGCGGGACGTGGCTTTGTGGTGTGGGTGTAACGGAGACATTCAACCTGTATTTTTGGTCAGGTGAAGTAAGATGGTACGCTAACACACCCATTCGCAACAAAGCCTATAATTACGTCGAAATTCAAATCCAGAGTTTTCATGGGTCCGCTGGCATAGCGAAAGTGTGGTTGCAAGAAGTGCTGGTGCTCAATCTATCTGACATAAATAGTAATAGTGGATCCTCGTATTCGGTGGCTGAGGCAGTTGCGTTGGGTGGACCAGCGAGCTGGCAGCGAACAGATTATCCTGGCATAATTCTGTATGACGATTTTTATCTTACAGACAATACTGGAGATGATAACAAGGATCAACTTGGTGATGTTCGTGTGGTGGAGCAACTTCCCACAGCAGACGTAGATAAGGAGTGGACCCGCAATACAGGTTCTGATAACTACGCGCTGGTGGATGATCCTTACGACAGTATAGACGATGACACCACTTACATTACCACCCAAACTGAAGATGCCAAAGACACTTACACCTTCCCCGATCTTCCTACTACGACAGGAGAGGTAAAGGGAGTAATGATGAACTTCTACGCGAAGAAGATAGATTCAGGTTCGCGTGGAGTTTCGATGACAGCTAAGTTAAGTGGTGGGACGTATGGGGATGGAACAGAGAGAAGAGTTGGTGGAGATTATATCTTCTACCAGTCGATAATGGAACGGGATCCCACAGATACACTGTGGACCATTTCTAGTGTGAACAGCACCAACTTCGGGCCAAAACTAACCACATGACGATGTTGTTCTGGGATGGGTTTGAACAGCAACCTAATCCGAACTGGTCTCCCTGGGGTTGGTACGCACCTCAGTTTCATACAGATAATGGAAGGGATGGAGGTTCGTGTTCTTACGCGGATACTTGGGGAGCGATGATTCTTGTGGCCTATGTGCCACCAAGCAGTAGCGGGTTTGGTTTAGGTGTCGCGGTTAAACCTACAGGAGTGATAAGTCATTTCTGTATATTTGGTTTTTACACAACCAATGAATGGGGGCAAGTAGAGTTTACGAGTGGCTTATGTGTGCGGAACGGACAGTTGGTGTGGTCTACTGGTTGTCAAGATCACTACCTTATCCCTCGCACATACCTCGGAGCTACGGTTAGAGCTAGTGGGTATAACCATATTGAACTTCATGTATTTGGTGACTACATAACAGTATGGGTAGATGGGTATTATCTTCCTCCGAGAGCTGTGGACGTGATGGGTTCGGAGGCGATGCATGAAGAACGAACGCTCAGCAATATAGCGATTGGCGGAAGAACAGAGTGGATACGCACCGATATTTCTAGGATTTATTTCGATGATTTTTACGTTTGTGATTTACAAACACCAGACGTGTCCACTGGAGATTGCGCAGTAAACACATACATGCCAGGTGCTGATGGCTCTCATAAAGATTGGGATCGTTCCGCCGGTTCAGACAATTACGCACTTATAGATGAAGAACCACACGACAGTGACACAACCTACATCTTCTCGCCTGAAGCTGACGACGTAGGAAATCAAGATACATATACCTTTGACGTCACTGAACATTCCGGCACACCCATCAGCATCATGTTTACATGGGAGGCACGGAAAACAAACATTGGACCACGCGAAATGCGTGGGATCATGAAGTTAGGGACAACAGAAGTTTACACCGATCCTTTCCATGTGTATGGCTGGTGGCCGTTGACAGATTACTACACATATCCACGTGGTATGGAGTGGTTCAGAGTTGACCTCGATCCAGATGGAAATGAATGGACGTGGGAAAACATTGCAGCTTGTGAGTTCGGCCAAGAGATTTACTCTTGAGGTGAGTTATGGCTCTATTGCTTAGTGATTCATTCGACCACTACACCACGATCAGCCAAAAGTGGCTAACCACTTATGGAAGTTGTTCCATTGGTGGTAGTTATGGCCGGCTGGGAACAAATGGCCTGAAGATCAACACTGGTGATGCCGGTGTTGGTTTCAAGCCACCTGCCGGCAAATCCACAGTTATTGTTGGTCAGGCAGTTTATTTTGAAAACGTGACCGACACGCACATCCTGCTTACGCTTTATGATGATGACGATGATGACGTTCAGGTTGTTGTAAAGCAAGAGGGCGCGAACATCAAGGTGTATTGTGGTGCCACAGAGATTTCGTCTGCCGCACATGGAATGTCTGCCTCCATTTGGTACTACGTTGAGATAAAAATTCTCATCGCCAGTGGCACTGGTACGGTGGACGTGAAGGTGGATACTGTATCGAAGATAGCAGATACAGGCAAGGATACACAAAACACCTCAAACGATTATTGCACCGATGTTGTTCTTGGCGGGATGGGTACAGGCGCAAGCAGTTATACCTATCGCGATGATGTGGTCGTTATGGACACGGCCGACAGTTATTGCAATAATTTTTTGGGTGATGTAATTATTCAGTGCATATCACCTACTGGTGTGGGGTCTAACACAGACTGGACGCCTTCTTCTGGCTCGAACTTTGAATGTGTGAATGAGAAACCACCAAACACAGGTGATTACATTGAGAGTGCTACCCTTAATGATGTTGATACATACGTTACGGAGAACGTATCTCCGCTAACTGGTAGCGTGTTTGCTGTGGTCGTCAATATGTTTGCGCAGAAAGTGGGGACGGCTGCAAGAGGAATAAGTGGCGCGTGTCTTGAAACAGGCACGACAACTCTCGGAAACGAGATTACTCTGGATGCGGCGTATAAGATGCGTCAGAGCATGATGTATGAAAATGAGCGGACGTCTGCTGCGTTCACCATCGACGACATTAACAACGCACAGTTTGGCGTGAAGCTGACCACGTAGGAGGAGAGATGGCAGTCTGTTTTATAGACTCGTTCAGCCACTACACAGACCTGACGAAGAAAGGGTACTACACTTACGGGTGTACTATCGGTTCAACAGATGGTAGGTGGTCAAACACGGGTGCGTTACGGCTCAATTCTGACAACAACTACTGTTACCGTCCAATAAAGCAGATGCAGACGTGGTGCATCGGAGCTGCAATCAAGAACACTGGCAGTGGGTACGCGCACTTCTTCTGTGTAGAAGACGGCTCGACGATCCAGATGTCTATTCTGTGGAATGCTGATGGTACTGTAACCGCAAAACGTGGAGGTTACAGTGGAACATCTCTCGGTACATCTACTCTGACAGCAACACCGAATGCTTGGCATTACTTCGACGTGAAGTACGTTATCGACAACTCGGCTGGTGTGGTCATAGTGAAAGTGGACGGTGTTGAGTTCTTGAACCTGACAAGCCAAGACACCAACCAAACTGCGAACGCATACGCAGCTACGCTCTATCCACTTCAGTGGGCACAAAGTGCCGTAGTGTATCTGACAGATTTGTATGTGGATGATGCGACACAGCATGGTGATTGTCGCGTGCATTGCCTCGTCCCAACTGGCGTCGGTAATTATTCTCAGTGGACTCCAAGCGCAGGAAGCAATTACGCCTGTGTAGATGAAAAACCACCCGACACAGCCGATTATGTTAGCGCAGGAACAGCAGGGAAGATCGACACATATGTCGTGGAGAATTTGAGTGTGGGTGCTGGTACAGTGTACGCAGTAGCAGGAAATTTCTATTGCAAAAAACTGGATGGTGGCTCTCGCACGATCGCGCTTGCCACACGTTTGTCTAGTACAGATGACGCAGGTTCTGGCATCGCTCTTCCAAGTGACTGGGCATTCATTCAGGACATCAAAGAGACAAAACCAGGTGGTGGTGCGTGGGCAGTCGCAGACGTTAATGACGCTGAGATGGGCCAGAAGATGATTGCGTGAGGTGAGAGATGGGCGTTTTGTTCATGGATTCATTTGATCATTATACGACACCTGGGCATAAGTGGGTTGCTAGTGGTGGAGATATTGGTGCTTATGGCAGAAATGGGACAAACGGCATTAGGATACAGCACTCATCCACTAACATCGCGCGAACGTGCAGCAATAAAGGCACGCTGTACTTGGGCGTTGCAGCAATATTCGCGGCGGGACAGGCGGGTCCGGTAAGCATCTGTGGCTTTGGTGATGCTGGAACAAATCAAGTACACATCGAAATAGAGCCTGGCAACAAGATCAGGGCATATCGCCAAAACATCTACAATGTGTTGGTCACCTCGGATAATCCAGTTCAAAACCTTGATGTTTATCATTACTATGAAGTGAAGGTTGTTTTCAGCACGAGCGTAGGACAGATCATCGTGAAGGTCGATGGTGTGGAGTATATCAACACTTCAGCCAACCTGAACACGAGCGCGAGCGGCAACGCATACGCAAACAACTACTGGATTGGATATGGTCTTTGTGATTGGTGGAACAATCGCTATTATGATGACTTCTGGATTGCCGACGATCAGTTCTATGGCGACTGTCGCATCCAAGCCATCTCGCCAACAGGTGCAGGCAACTATGCGCAGTGGACACCGTCAGCAGGAAGCAACTGGGATTGTGTAGAGGAAAAACCACCAAGTACATCTGAGTATATTAGCTCTGGAACAGTTGGACAGATCGACACGTATGCCACAGGAGACGTGACTCCGACTGCAGGCACTGTTGTGGCTGTGCAGGGGAATTTCTACTGTCAAAAGTCAGATGCAGGTAACAGGTCAATAGCTCTGGCTACAAGACTTTCGAGCACGGACGATGTCGGCAGCACTCTTGTGTTACCATCCAGTTGGGGATATATGTGTGACATCAAAACAACAAAACCTGGCGGCGGTGCGTGGACTATCTCAGACGTGAACAGCGCCGAGTTTGGTGTGAAAATGGTTGCATGAGGTGATAGATGGCTTTTCTATTTGTTGATAGCTTTGACCATTACACCGCACTTCCAAACAAGAACATATCTGCCAACAATGCATGTTGGATAGATGCAAGCGCAGGAAGATTTGGTGGCGGCTGTCTTGTGGCTGGGACTGCTGGTACATACTATACGATTTGGCCCATGCCTGCAGCTGTGACATACTATGTTGGGTTTGCGTATAAACAAAGTGGTGCGGGATCAAATCCGCGAACAGTTATTGGCTTTTTCAGCGGCGGCACACGACACTGCTATTTGAGTTTGCTTGCCTCCGGTCAATTACAGGCAATTCACGGAGGAGGAACTGTCCTTGGGTCATCAACCAATTTGTATCCTGCGAACGAATGGCATTACATAGAAATCAAAGTCACGATCGACGATTCGTCAGGGGTGTTTGAGGTTCGCGTTGATGGGACAAATTCTGGCTGGATCAACGCGAGTGGAGACACGCGTAATGGCGCACTTTTGTCGATGGATTCCTTGCACCTTCCTGACACAGTAGGGAGCGGGACGCAGACTACATATTATGATGATCTGTATGTGGACACCGCGCAATTTCACGGTGACGTGCGGATTATTTACCGTGCACCGGAGGGTGCGGGGTACTACACACAGTGGATTTCCTCTACGACGGAAAAGAAAAATGCGGACATGCAAGACAATTCGACACCTTCGCCAAATGTCGTGTCTTGCTCTAATTTTACGTCTCCCTATGATGCTTGGAGAGCCTGGGATGAAGATCAGGGAAATCCGTGGTACTACAACTCTACTTCAGCTCCTCAATGGCTCAAGTATGATTTTGGTAATGGGAATGCGCGAATAATTACGAACTATGATTTGAAATCAAACACGAACAATGCGTCGTACCCAGGGATGCCGACAGCATGGAACTTGCAAGGCTCTAACAATGATGCTGATTGGGATACATTAGACTCGCGATCCGGCGCATCAGCGTGGGGGAACAGCGAAACACGAAATTTCACATTCAACAACGAGACAGCTTACAGGTATTACAAGTTGAATCTCACCACAAAAGAAGGTGGGGCGAATGGGTGGCAGTTGGATGAAATTCGTCTATATGGACCAATCAATAACTACACAACTGTGGATGAGAGCCCGCCAGTGACAACTGACTATGTTCAAGCGATCGGGACTGACAAGATCGATTCCTATGCAATGCAGGACATTTCACAGTCATCTGGAACTGTGAAGGCGGTTGTTGGAAATTACTATGTCCAGAAAGCTGATGCAGGCTCCCGTACGTTGAAGATGGTCACGCGCCTGTCCAGTACGGACCTTGAATCTAGCGAAAAGAGCATCCCATCTTCATGGGGATTTCTGCAATTCATCCAAGAGACAAAACCAGGAGGCGGTGCGTGGTCTGTTCAAGACACGAAGGATGCCGAGATGGGCATGAAGTTGGAGGTGTAATGTGAGCATTCTGTGGTGTGGTGGGGAAGATTTGGATTTTCCTATTGGCCGGCCAGTAATGACTACTGGTGGAATTCGCACAGGATTTTCCAGACTAGCCATCAACTTATACAGTGGTCCTGGCTATGGCAGATCAACTTTGTTCCCTGGTGGTGGCGTCACGTCATGCTGGTTTTCGTGGCGACAGCAGGGTGGCTGTCAAGGTACATCAACTAGCATGCTAGGTCTTGGTGATTCCGACAACAACGGCAGGGGAATATGGCTTAGAAGTGCTTCAAGCGGAACGGGTGCCATGCCTTCCCTCTGGAAATATGACGGCACGACTTGGACAGAACTGGTCAAAGATAATGTGATACGGCTGACTGATCAGCGCAAAATGGATCTGAATGTTGTGGACTATGGCGCGACAGGTCATCTTTACTTATACATAGACGGATCATTGATTCTGTCGTATGACGGAGACATATCCTCCTCTGGCGTCACACATCTTGACTGCATCATACTTGGACAGACGCCAAATTCAAACTGCTATATATCAGAACTGATCGTTGCTGATGAAGACACACGATCCTTCGGTCTTGTGACGCTGTACCCGAATGCAGATGGTGATTCGAAAACAAACTGGAGTGGTGGTTACGCAGATATTGCTGAAAACACACTGAGTGAAAACACTGTGATGGCATCTAACACTAGCGATGCGGACGCGCAGATCAACCTGTACCCGACCCCATCTGGTAGTTACACCGTCAAAGCAGTTCAGTTGTCTGCCAGAGCAGTAAAGACAGCGGACGGAACAACGAATGGGCTTGCTTTGGGGATCAAAAGCAATAGCAGCTACGATTATGGCTCAAAACAGAATTTGTCGGTTGCTTGGGATTCATATCTTCGCCTTATGACAGTAAATCCTCTCACATCCAGTCCCTGGACTCCAGCAGAGCTGGATGCGCTACAGTTAAACATGAGAGCCAAGACTTAATTAGATGGCATTCACACTCGACACCAGTGCACGGGTTGCACCTAGTACAAGCAACCCTGTCACCACAAGTTATACTTGTGGCGCGAGTGCCAAGCTCCTTGTTGTTACTCTTGCCTATGCTTACAACTCCAGCGGACGCGGCGGCGGTGCTCCGACTTACAACAGTGTTGCGCTGACTCAGGCAGACCAGGTTCGCAATTACTCCTCCAGTCCAGAAGCATGTGCCGAAATATGGTACATGCTGGCCCCGCCCACAGGATCTTCCTACACCGTCAGTGTGCCTAATCCGAATGCGCTGTCTTTGGAAGTGGTTGTTTCAAGCTACAATACTGCTTCTGGATATTGTGCAGCACTTCACATTGCGTCTGGCGGGAGTGCCTCCAGCTCCAATCCGTCTATTAGCGTAACAACAACTGCGATTTCCCTTGTTGTGGGTGTGCTCGCGGATGGATACAACACCGCCGTCACATCAAGAAATGGTACAGCACTTTACGAAAATGCCTACACAACATGGAACAGTGCTCATCAATATTACATCCAGACAGCGGCAGGTGCGAGAGCATCGTCATGGACAGTAGCTTCAGATGACTGGGGAGTGTGCGTTGCAGCATTCAACGAAATCACGCAAGGTATAGATGTAGCGAAGGCGAATGCTTATGCTGTTCTTCGTCCACCAGATGGGGTAAGTGTAGGTAAGGCAAATGCCTATGCTGTTTTTAGACCACCTGACGGCGTTTCGGTTGCGAAAGCGAATGTATATGCTGTTGTAACTGATACTGTCAAGGTTGCACAGGTTGCTGAAGAAATTGTTTACACGACGGACTCCGCACCTGTTCAAGTTGCCCAAGTAGGACAGGAGATTGTTCTCGCAGATTACATTCAGGCTCAAGTTGCTCAGGTAGCAACTGAGGCCATGATCCAGCCGACCGATCAGAAGGCACAGGTCGCACAGGTTGCACATGAAGTAATGTTGCAGCCAACTTCACAGGTAGCTCAGGTTGCACAGATTGCCTATGAAGTAATGATCACCGACGTTCCCGCACAGTCGGTGGCTCAATCTGCGTTTGAAGTGTTGGTGGCAGGTGAACCAGATGAGTGGGTAGCACAGTCTGCTTTTGAGGTTTTAGTAGCTGGCGAACCAGATATATGGGTTGCACAGTCAGCATTTGAAGTTTTAGTTGAGGTTACAACTTCTGGACAAGTCGCACAGGTAGCAACAGAAGTAGTCATAGAGGCTTTTTGGGGACCGACAAACGCAGAAGTAGCACAGATCACAACTGAAGTTATTGCACAAAATCAGCCACGTTCGCTTCTGTCTCACCTCGCAACAGAGGTTATTCTTCAGAATCTTGAACGGATTCATGTTGCTCATGTAGCAACAGAAGTAGTTGCGGCGAACCGTCCGGCTGTGATG